CAGAATTATTAAATTTATAATCCTCTACAAAAAATCCTGCAGGGAATCCTGATGGTCTATCAACTATATCAGATGTTGAAAGGACATAACCAGATTCTAAGAATTTTAAGGATGAATTAATATCTGATGGATTTGCATATGCATAAGGACCATATATTGGATTTCCATCGTATGCCCAACCAATAATTGGTGAATGCTGCTGTCCACTATCACTAAATGTGGATTGACCGATTTGGGTGGAATATCCAACAATCCCATACTCTACGCCATTTTCACCTTGAGTTAGAATTTCATTGCCAAATCTGTACTGATTATTTACTGAAAGATGTCTTACGGAAGCTTCTATAAATGCATTGGATCCTACAGATTCTACTTTAACTGAAGTAGTATCTGCACTATACCCAATTCCAGGATTTACGACTATGACAGATGTAATCTTTTCATTTGAAACTATTGCTCTTAATTTTGCACCAATACCTTCACCATTGACTATTAAATCTGGCGCTGTCGAGTATTCACTTCCACCGTTAGTAACTTGAACACTTATAATTCTTCCATTTGAAACCAAAGGTTTTAATTCTGCATCTTTTCCGACTTTTACACTTACTTTAGGTTTTTTGTGGAAGTTTAATATTGTCGATCCATATCCAGTTCCAGATTCATAGAGATATAAATCTACAATTTTTCCTCTAACAATTGGTGTTGCTGTTATAATTCCAGCGACACCATCATATTCTGCATTGATTGTTAGAGAAATTTCTGGATATGCAAAACTATGCTGTCCAGATCCTGTAGAGTCTATATTGGTATATTTTCTCTTGATGTAATTTTCTGTAATTGTCCCTGCAACACCAGCATTGGCAAGTCTAAACTTATCTTTATTTTCCCTTAAAACAGAATAACTTAATGATGTTGAAAGACCAGATATAATGGTTCCAGTTGTAGAATATGTAATAATGTCACCATCTGCAAATCCATGATCGTTAAAATTAATTGAGTTATCAACTATAGAAATATTTTCAGGTTTGACGATTAACTTTCTGTTAGTAAAACCACTTCCAGGATTTATAACCTTTATAGATTTTAAAGTTTTCTTACCTTCATATGTTCTAAACTTATGAATACCTTGAGTAACTGAAGATGTAAAACCTACCGTATTGATTCCGCTATTATAATTTGAAAGTGTTTCATAAAGTTTAATAGAATTATTATTAACAACTTCAACATAGTAAACAGATCCACTACTTAATGTTCCAAGTTGATTAATATTACTTTGACCAAATGATCCTATACCAATTGGATCATTACCATTTCTATTATAAACAACTGGTTGACCATCTACAAAATTATGATTTGTTGTGAATGTAATGGTTTCATTAGTAATATCAATACCTCCACCTCCAGTTGATTCTCTTGAATCAAATTCAACTTCTCTGTATCTTGTTTCTAAAACTGGTTCTAAAATAGCACCTTTACCATTTCCTCCAGATATAGTAACAGAAAATACATTTTTTAAATCAAAATCTTGAGGATCTACTACAATAGAAGAAATAATTCCAGTAACAACAGGTCTAACAAGAGCCGTTGTTCCGCCAGAAACTACAGAATTATCAATAACAATATGTGGAGGATTAATTACATCATATCCATCACCACCACTATAAAGTCTAACTTTTTCAACTGGACCATAATAAACTTGATCATCAGATTTATAGTTAATTATTTCAACACCATTAACAAGCATTCCAACAGATCCTGATGTTGTGCTTGTATTATTCCCAGTTTTAATATTTTGAGATAGTGGGAATTTTTTAAGAAGTTTTTGTGGATAAATTAATCCTTCTTTTTGGGAGTATAAAGTAAAGGTGTGAGACCCAGAAGTGTCTGTAGATGAAAATTCTACATAAGAGTCACTTTCAATTAAAGATCTTGATTGATATAATTTGATCTGATTGTCTAATGTAAGTACTTTTACATAGTATGATGCTCCAGGAACAAGACCATCTAATGATGTAGATGATGGTTTATAGATTACTTCATCACCAGTTATGAATGGAACTGTATTGGAAAATGATAAAATTGAATATTTGGCAGTTTCTGAATTATAACCTTGTAATGAACTACCACTTGCAGAAGTTATTATTGATTTTGTTACGTTTTTAGTAATTTCATATGATGGTAAAGAATTTGATGCAACATAAAAATATTCATCATTTTCATTGTAGAAGTTCTGAATATCGCTTATAATATCACTATATGCTAAAGCAGAACCAGAACTACTTGCAGTCTTTATTTTTCTCCTAATGGTATAATTTAATGTTGGATCTGCAACAAAACCAATTAAGTTGTTTAATGTAATTTGTTTTGTTGTTGAATTGATTGAAGCAACAACAGCATTAGAATGTGCAACATTTTCAGTAGATCCCAATAAAATATCAATAGTGTCACCAACACTCAATCTTGATTTGTCTATTTCGGATTTAAGCGTAAAGGAAGATCCACTGATTGCATCAACTTCAAATCTAGAACTTGTATTGTAAATCCAACTATTGGCGACTAACTGCTTATAAGTTTTATCATCTTGTGGATTTTTAATTTTTTCTCCAACATTTTTCGTATAGACTTTTTGCCCTTCAGTTGCAAGAGTAATATCATTAATTTGATTAAAATCTGATAAAACACCAGTAAGTCTAATTTCTACCTTTTTGTTTGGATCTCCATTCTCGTAACCAAAGAAAACTTCACTTGTTCTAATCTTATCTTTGGTATTAATAGAATTTGTTATATTTGAGCAACCAAGAAATTGATTAACTGTTTTATCAGAATAAGTAATAATATTATTACCAGAAATAAGAGTTCCAGTTGCACCAAATCCAATTGTAGAGTCAACAGTAATAACTGAAGATCCAATAGAAACTGGACTGATTACTTTGGTTTGTGGTTGAATGTTAAAAGTACCTTCAATTAAATCTTTATCATCAAATCCAACAAATAAACCAATTTTAAAATATGTACTTACTCCAGATCTTGTAAAGATTTCAACTTCAGAAACGGATGCTTGAGTTGTTTCATCAGTTGATTTTTTAATTGTTTGTCCTACAAGTTTATTTGGATCTCCAGAAATTCTTTCTGCAATTACAATTTCTCTTCTTAAAAATTCAGAAGAAGATGGTTTAATTAGAAATTCTTCAAGATCAACAACCTTTGGTGTTACACCATAAAGAACATTAAACAGAATTCTAAAAGATTCTTCTGTTCCTTTTGCTTCATAAAAACTTCTTGCTTCTTTAATAAAATTATTGACATCAAGATTTGAAACAAAATCAACGTCTTCGAGACCTGGTGTGAAGGTATATTTTAACTTTTTATAAAACTCTTGTAAAAATACAGAACTTAGATTTTTTACTTTAGTTCCAGCAGTATGTGATGCTTGCTCAGTATCTTTAAATACTAATTCTTCTGGATTTAAATCTGTTCTATACGTTGTAATCCCACTAAATCCACGAATACATCCAGTGAAAGTATTGGTAGTGATTCCAGTATATGTAAAAATTTCATCATCAACCTGAAATAAACCATACTCTTGAGGAAATCCCTTAGTTGAGTATACTTGTACGGTATCAGTTGTTGAAGAAATTCCCGAATAGAGTTTTGTTTCTCCAGTAATAACCTCTGGAGTTAAATTATCTAACTTTAAATATTGATCAAGATTCTGTGCAATATCAGATGGACCGCTCTGATATTCTTGCGAAATATAATATTGCTTTAAAAATTCTGCTGCTTTAGGACTTTCAGAAAGTATGAACTCTGGTAATTGATTTTCAATTATTTGTTGAACCGTTACTCTTCTTTCAAACCCAGTTTGTATCATCTTATACCCTCTTTAGTTCTCCGTTTAAGTAGCTTGAAGTTGTTTTATAACCTACGCCAGATATCTGTTCCCCTGAGGTAATAGTATCCTTAACCATATTTATCTTGCTCTTGGCAACAGAAAAACTCAAATACAAGTCTTTTAACCCAATGACATCATTGGATTCTGGATATGCTTGAATTTCAATAATATTGTTTTCCGCAACTGTTGATGTAATGTTAATTGTATTAATCATTATTTCACCAGTTGTATAGTTTATGGTTCCTGCAGATTGAATTTCAATTACATATTCACCTTTATCATTTTTTTCTCTAACAACAGATAAAACTCCCGTTCCATCACCATTAGGTACATCAGTGAAATAAAATGTTCCAGTTCTGCTAGCAAGAGTAAACCCAGTACTCTTGATATTAAATCCATCTGGATTGTAATGGAATGAATTTCCAAAGCAAAGTTCATATTGTGCTGGATTATTAATTGATGCTTTTAGATTCCTTCTCATAATCACTCTAGTGATATTTGAAGTAATTGCATTATCAACGTTGTCAATACTTTGGCACAATCTACTATATTTAAATCTACCACCAAACTTATTGATGTTTGAAGTTGCAAATGTGTTCAGAGTAGAAATAACTTTAGTCTTCAGGTCATTGACATTTGTAACTTGAGCAGTGTTATAGTAAATTGCAGAATCAATTTCAACATAAAGAACTTTTAGATCAACGATTTGCTGATTGATTCCTGATAGAGTATAATTTTTTAATTTACTTAAAATTGTCTGCTTATCAAAATCGGAAACATAATCACCATTCTTTGGTTTAATGCTAATTAGAACATTTCCAAATTGTGGGGGATCTAATTCTTCTCCACCAACGACTGATACTGATTCTGTATTTGGATAAATTGATTGAATAATTGCTTCGTAGTCACGTGCCGTTACTGCACGATACTGCGAAGAATACAGACGAGGAGCAAAGTACTTGATAGAATCGACTGGTTCAATGTCTCCGCCATTTGCTGATGAAGATACTGTTGTAACAGTAATTGCATTTGTTGGAATGACTACTGCATTATTATCATCTAAAAATCTACCAGAGAAAGAGAAATTAGATGCACCATTTCCTTCCTTTCCATCAGTTACAATATAAGATACTGTAATGACTGCACCATTATCTAATTTTTTACCAAAGTATCCATCACCAAACAGAAGTTCATACTTTTCATCTTGCACTTCTTGAATTAAATAAATTTCCGAAGTCCCATCAACCTTCAGAATATTATCAACTTTAAGATATTCTCTACCTAGTCCAGTATCACTCAGACCTTTAACATAAACGACAATTGTTCCAGTATCAATAAAAGAGTTATCAAGAATAAATCTTTGATCAAGAGATCCATCAACAACAAATGACTTTCTTAAAAACGTTCCTTGATAGATTTCAATATTGCTAAACGATGCGACTCCAGAATTAATGGTTGTTGTAATATTTTCTGGAATTGAAAAGATATAATCACTATTATTTGTTGTGCCTACGCACACCAGACCTGCTTCTAAGGTCAGTGTAGAAGATGTGCTAGTCGTTGATACATTAAAGCTTACAGTCGCCTTAGAGGACGATCTGGAGCGTGGTACGTAACCAATATTTCTTGCTAATGAAACAACATTTTCTCTGAGTGTTGCTGAATCCAAGAAGGATTCATTCACAACCATATTTGAGTTAAATGCTGTAATATATGTGTTATACGCGAGTGTGTCGATTAAGATAGAAAAATTAGACCCCTCAAAGTCAAAATCCGTGAAAGTAGAATTTGCACGGAGATAGTCTTTGATAGAGGTCTTTATCTGATCAAAATCGAGATTAGTAAATTTAGTAAAAGGCATTTTATCTTGTTGCCTCTAGTAAAAATGTAAATTCTTGTGCAGGAAAGTCTTGTCCAATGATATCGAAGATTACATTAACCTCAAAGGTATTCGTATCTGGTTGAGGATTAACTTCAACTCTTAAATTCGTAACTCTTGGTTCAAAATTTTCTACAGTTACACGAATTTGGTCTTGAATGACCGATGCTGTACCATAATCAACAAAATCAAAGAGACTTGAACGAACATTAGAACCGACAAGAGGATTAAAAAATCGTTCAGTCGGTATTGTTTCAACCAAATTTCTTACAGAGCGACGAATTGCCGATTCATTTTTGAGAATCGGCAAATCTTTTGTCACAGGGTGGGGTTCAAAAGACAAACTAATGTCCTTAAATGCTCTTGATACCCTTGTGACTGCCATTGGACGAAAGTTTTCTTGCTTTATTTATATTCAGTGCCAGGGAGATCCGTATGTTGGTTCAGTTCCATACTCCCAATCATCATAATCTTCATCATTACGAATCTTTTCATGGAGTTCAACTTGCTTCTTGAGGTCATGTTTTGGTGCCAGATCGTGCATAACCTCTTGAATCACTCTTTTTGGTGGTTCAGTTCCATAATCAGTGATCAATTTAGTGGTTCCCCACATTTCTCTCATGTAGTTTGAATCTCTATCGACTGGTAAATTGGACATTTTAGCTCCTGTTTTAATGAATAAAACAGAACTTTTATAAAGGAGGTTGCTATCTCCTTATTTCTATTTAACGATCGACTTCACGTAGAGAATAATTGTCGGAATTGAGGTATTTTAGCATTTCTAAAGCAATTAATTTGGGATTTCCTTCACCACAAGTATAGACATCAACTGCTAAACAACCATTTTCTGGCCAAGTATGACAGGAAACGTGACTTTCTGACAATGCAATCACGACTGTACACCCTTGTGGTAGAAAACAATGCGAAAATGTGTTCAAAATCGTCATTTTTGCACGCTGAATGCCCTTGATCATGACGG